AACGGATGGAAAGCTGAAAGGAAGTTAGCTGTTAGACGATACATTATGGGTTATTGGTATTATCCTAATTTCTATTGGGGGATGACCCAGGTGTTGTGGAGAAGAATGGTTATCAAGTTGTTGACGAATAGATGGATCTTTAAACTGCGTGTAACACAGAGGTATTTAAGAAGAAGTTTAGCTGCTACTACATCGCCTTTATCTTATGCAGATATTGCTAAAATAGCTGCGACTCTTGGTTTACTAGGAGTTACTTTTCGGGTAGCTATCAAGTCCTTGCCGATGATTATTGCGAAAAAAGAAGAGGAAAAAGAAGATATTAGGACATATGTTAAACCGGAACCATCAGAAGAGTTTTTGAAGATTAAGCAGAAATACACAGTGAAAGCTCCAGCCGATTTATCAAAAGATTTAGATGAACAAGAAGTAGTTGCGAAGTCAGAGGCCCCTGCAGTTATCTATAAGACACCTGATATTGAGGGTTATATGAAGAAATCTGATGAAGATATTTTGATTGCTCCGCCATTAAAATTAAAAAAGAAGTCTGTTCATGACACTTATGATGAGGTACACGAATGGAAACCAAGGATTCCTGCAAAACCTTTACGTTTAAATAGGAAAAGTGATATTCTGAAGAGAGTGGAAAATAACACAGTGCATTTTTTTTCAACTAATCAAGCCGGTGTTCCGGGATTTTATCACGGATTTGGGTTGTACGGAGATAAAGTTGTTATAAATACGCATAGTTATTTGCGAACGAAATACTTTGTAATTTCATGGGACAGAGAGAAATCCGTTGGTGTTGTACAACATTCTATGTCTGAGTTAAAAGCTTGGCATGTTTCGGCTGACACTACAATCATTTCGATACCAGGATTATCTTTTGATGACAGTAGAGATCTTTTACATACGGAACCAATTGTTGGCGCTAAAGACTGGAGAGGGAAAGATATTAATTTTTCGACACGTCCTGTAAGGAACCAATATGGTGAGAATATAATTTGTCGTTATTCCTACCATCCTTATCCATCTGATGAAGGCGACTGTGGAAAGCCTATGTTAGGCTATGTAGGAAAACAGGTCTTCTTGTTGGGTATCCATGCAGGGAAATTGACAGCAGCAATGACAGATGAGGTAATTTCAAGTACAGTTACGTTCCTATCTAGAACTCAGTTGACTGTGATAGAAGACAATGGATTTGAGACTTACTCTAATGGGGTTTTACGATTTTCACCTACACTGACTAGATGTGAACCTCATCCAAGAAATGCTTTAGTTTGGGAAGATGCACCTGGCTTGCGTATTTGGGGAAGTATTAAAGATTTGAATACGGGAGTAATGAAATCTTCTATAGAATTGACGCCATATGCAGATGAAGTTGGAGAAGTTATTGGACTTCAAGTGAAAGACGATGAAGGATTCCTTTGGGGTCCACCAAGGATGAAACATGTAAAAGTTGATGGAGAGTATTTTGCACCTTACAACAATTGGATTAGAAGTATTGGACAGAAACGTCAACCTTTGAATAAAAGCGTAACAGATCGTTGCGTTAACAACATTGTATCTGAAATATCGAAAAGGTTGATTTCTGCGGGAATTACAGCGATGACCCCTTATAGTTTATCTGTTGCTCAGAATGGCTATACTCAAAATGATTATATTAGAAGTATGAATATGAGTACGTCAGCAGGTATTCAATTGCCGGGGAAGAAGAAAGATTGGGCATTTGCAGTCAATGAAGGAGGTGTGATGACCTATATGCCACATGACTACATTGTTGAAACCATTGCGGATATGGAGAAAGCTTATGACAAAGGAGAAATGGCACACCCAGTACTAGGTGCTCAGTGTAAGGATGAAGTTCGAGATAGAGAAAGACAGAAATATGCCAAAACTAGAATCTTCTGCATGTCCCCTTACCAATCAATTTTGTTGGCAAGGAGGTACCTTCTGAGCTTGTATTCTTCTATGCAAGCTCACGGAAAAGCATTTTCATCCTTGATTGGAATAAATATGCACTCTAAGTATGTAGATGAATTTTATAACGACCTTGCAAAAACTCCAAACACTATTATTCAAGGTGATTATTCTGGTTTCGACAAGAAAATGCCGATTGACGTAGGGAAAGCTTCAAACGATATTCAGATTAAAGTGTTGTCAAAGTTTGGTTATAACAAGAAAGCTTTAAAGCGTGTGAACGGGATACTGAGTGATAACTTGTATCCGACGATATTAATGGGGGGTACTTTATTCCAATGTCCGGGATTGCAGCCTTCAGGAAAGTATGGAACAGCAGAAGATAACACTATCCGTAATTTATTTATGCTTCACTATGCGTTTGCGATGCTGTGTACTGAAGATGGAAAAGATCATCCAATGAATTTAACTACTAAATGGGATGTTAAAGACTTTTACAAGTTGGTAAATCCATATATTTATGGAGACGATTTTGTGGCAGGTGTTTCCGAACAGGTTCCAGAGTTTAATGTTAAAACATATGCTGAATTTTCTGAATTTGAGTATGGGTTAAAAGTGACTACTCCAAAAAAAACGACAATTGAAAAGCCTTATGTTAATGTTGATGATGTGGATATTTTGAAGAGAAGATTTAAATATCATACGGCTTTGAAAAGAAGAGTAGCTGTTTTAGACAAGAAAAGTTTAGCGAAGACATTAACGCATTATTTACCCTCCAATGCTGTTGAACCTGCTACTCAATTCTGCGAGAGTACGAGGAGTGTTCTGAGAGAAATATTTTTTTATGATGATGAAGAATGGTTTAACAAAACAAGAGAATGGATGATCGCTAAGATGGTGGATATAGGATGTGCCGAAAAAGATCCCTTAATGGAATATTATCCAACATGGGAACAGTTTGTCCAAGTGTATAGAGAGAAAGATGGAAATATCGTTGTTAAATCTGAAGCTGAAATTTCGTTGTCAAAGTTAGACAAAACTTTACGAATGATGAGACTAAAATCGTTCTATCCAGATTTGTGGAAGGCCTATTATCGAGAGTTTACCACAAGTCCTTTGACCGCTCTGAGTTCCGTAAAGCCAGTTTGGACTGTTGACATATTCGAAGAATTGAAAGCAATGTCTTTGGCGCCACCTGGAAGAAGTGAGTACTCTGAAATTTTGTATGGATTTGTGTATACGTTAGTATCTCACCACTTTCCTATGTTCTTATCCCAACTAGGTTCTTCTAATCCAGATTTTTATCCAGAATCCCCGATTTATATTAAAGAACATGTGGATAACTGTGAGAATGAGATTGTGAAGTTTAATGAAAAGATGAAAAAGTGGTTTCAAGGTTCATTGGCTAATACAGCTGATATCTGCCTTTCCGTAAGGAAATTGAAGTCATATACGAATGTTCCCTCTAAGAAAACGAAGGAATTTAAGCAGGATTGGAATGCTACATCTAATTCCTTTAAAAAACAATATTTGTTTATGTATAGGAGCTTATACTCCGATGTTCCAAGATGGTTAGTTAATGGTGAGTCAGTTGAAGATGTTCCTTGTTCTCGTCAAATTCACGCTAAGTGGCATCGCATCAACCAGTTACAAAGTGCAAAGAAAGCTCAGATGAAGATTAAAAATGGTAAACCGAAATGGAAGCCATTTAGTGGACTGTCAAAACGGATTAAGGATACGAACGAAAAACTAAAGAAATTCAACGAAAAGGTAAAGAAAAAGAATGCTGAAACTTTACAGGAAATTAAGGATGGAGTCCGAAAAATGAAAAGTGATGTTAATAAACATCGAATCCGATGGAAACAAGCGCATATCGAACTTTTGAAGGAAGAGGGATGGAAAGAGGAAGCAATTGAAGCTGAATTAGCAATGGCTATGGATGAAATAGACGGATCTCAATACGAAGAGCTGTCTACAGTAGATGGAGAAATAACAGAAGATCCCAATAGAGAACCTTCCGATGAAGAAGTTACCGAGAAAGCCAATGAAATCAAAGAGTGGTTCGATAATCAAGTATTAAAGTCTGAAATGCAAGGAGGATCAGAAGAGCGCGCCGGTCTGTTAACTCGTCCAGAGAATATAGACAAGGATTCAGGTTTGAATACTTTTGTATTCCCTCAAACTGGTGTGGAAGGCCATGATCCGAGGTTTTTGGAACAAGAAGTTCCCCTGTTTTCCTATCAAATAGGAGGCGGGGCATTTTTTGATACGTTTAAACCTTATAAGATGTGGTCTCAGCTCCCTCTCATCAAGGCTCGGTTAAGAAATAGATTTTCTTTTAAAGGAGAATTGACTCTGAGATTTACTTTGTCGTCGTCAATTTATCATGCTGGAAAAATTTTGATCGTATGGATCCCATACCTTCAATCAGAAAAAATTAAAAAATTTTTAGAATTGTCTTGGTCTTGGAAAAAGAAAGCTGCTTTACTGTATAATGCTGAACACAAAACTATTATTGACATAGGAGTTGATGATACAGCAGAGCTTGCCCTTCCGTTGTACTTGTTAAAGTCTGCTGTATATATAAAGGTAAATCAAAATGAATTGACAAATCAGATGGGCTTGTTATATATAATGCCAATTGCAAGGATGTTCCATGTTGACAACGATCATTCAGGAGATTCATTGAGAATGTTGGTGACTGCGAAGATGAATAATTTAGTTTTAGGACCCCCTACGGGTTATGGATTTTCTGTATCGGGAGAAATGGGGGGAGAAGAAGTAGAGAAAGAAAAAGCAGCTGAGGCTAACAAGATTTCAGATGTTGCGACTAAAGTTGCTTCTGTTGCAGATGTAGTATCGAAAGTTCCTATGTTAAATCCTGTAGCTACGGCTATCGGAGCAGGGGCCATGGGAGTTGCTGATATCGCGAAAATGTTCGGAATGTCCCGACCAAATGTATCTCAAGAATATACCGCGTATAGAGTCCGTCATAGTACTAATTTTGTTTATTCTCAAACACAGGATCATGCCGTCAAATTTACTTATGACCCTCATCAAGGGTTAGATCTTAAACGCATGACACCTGGACCTGATCATTTAGCTTTGTCATCAATTTACCAGCGAAAAGGACTTCTGTGGAATGACACTATTTCTGGTGAAGCAATGGAAATTATTTGTGAGTTTCCAGTCACCCCCATCTGGTCTAATGAAACAGATTCATCAAAAAATCATTGTATTCGTACTCCGTTAGCTTGGGCTGCTTCGTTTTTTAATTGGTGGAGAGGTGACATTGAATATACTTTTGAAATCGTTGCACCTTCTACCGCCAGAGGCCGTTTGTTTATTAATTATGATCCTCATGGAACTGTAAAGCCTGGTTTTAGGGATATTCATGAGACGTATGGGGTGATTATTGATTTACAAGAGACTCGTACTGCAGTAATGAACGTAGCTTATACTTCGTGTGACCATATGTTGAGAGTACATGGAATGAAGTCTCATAAGATG